GATATTGAGGTTGTTATGGAAACACTTCTATCATGTATCGATAGTGTTTACACAGAAGATAGTGTGTTTTATAGTAAAGATTTATCAAAAGAAGAACTCAATGATTTTGTTGAGAGTTTAACTAGAGAACAGTTTGTTAAGATTCAAGAGTTTTTTGATACTCTTCCTAAAATTAAAAAAGATATAGATTTTAAATGCTCAAAATGTGGGTACCATGAAAATATTACGATAGAGGGCCTCCAAAGTTTTTTCGTATAACGTTTCGTTATGATAATCTGAAGAACTATTTTGAAACAAATTTTGCGTTAATGCAACATCACAAATATAGTTTGAATGATATTGAACATATGATGCCGTGGGAAAAAAGCATCTATGTCACTTTGTTAGTTAATTACATTAAAGAAGAGAATGAAAAACTTCAACAACAGAAAGCTACAAATAAGAGATAGAGTAATATGGCTACATTTACCGATTTAGTAAAAAATCAACGTGATAGTGGATCCGGAGTAATTGGATCTTTGGGGTCAGCTATTGGCCAAAAGACCAAAGAACGACTAGACCCAAGAAATCTTTTATTTAAACGTAATGGTTTAATGACTGCTCTATTTCCGGGATTAAAAGGATACCAAACTAAAATATCGCCATCTGAAAAACTCAAATCAAAAGAATTGAGTATGGCTGGCGGACAAGTTGATGCTTTAAATGAGAAGTTTGCCGTAGTTGTTAAAAATACAATGGCATTACCAATGATGGCTCGAGATATGAATATAATGCGCCAAAATATTGTTAAGTTGGTTAGAGTGATGGGCGGTAAACCATCTAATAGAGCTGACGCTTTCTTCCTTAAAGCTAAAGAAAGAGAAAATGCCTATGAATCTCAATTTGGTAAAAAAACATCACCAACACGAGTTGGTATGGATGAAAAGGCTAAGAAAGAAAATGAATCTTGGATTGGTTCTATTCTTCGAGGTCTATTAAAGGGTGGGTTATTTGCAGCCGCTCTATATGGCATTGGTAAATATTTTTCAGATCCAGAATTTAGAAAAAATGTCAATGCTATGTTAGATAATTTGGGAGGAGCTATCTTTGGTTCTGAATATTGGACAAATCTAAAAAAAGATATTAGAGATAATCTGGTAGAAGGAGCTTTAATTGTTGGTGGTTCATACCTTGCATTTAAAGTTGCGTTAGGGTTACTCACTTCCGCTTTAACTGGCGCTTCATCGAAAATAGGGTCAATTGCTTTAGCTTTAGTAAGAAATCCCTATGTATTAGGATTAATTGCTTTGGGCGCTGGTGCTAATGAAATTAACAAATATCGTAAAAGTAAAAAAGTGGGTGAAGCATTAGATTCTGGTAATTTTAAACAGTTCCGCGATTCAGTATGGAAAGTTGGTGCGTATGACCATGAAGCTGACCAAGAAACTGCGGAAGAAACTCAAAGATTAAATGCTGAAACGGTTGCAACCTTACAAAAAATAGCAGCTGACGAAAACGCTACACCATATAGAAGAGGTGTTGCTAATAGATATCTTACGGAGATTTCTAGTGGTGATTTGAAGTTGCCTGAACCTAAAGATATGAAAGCTAACACATCTAGCTTATCATCCGAACAACTAAAAATACAAAAACAAATTGAAGATTTGGATATGGAGTCTCGCAATAAGGACACCCTTGAAACTAGAAAGATGCAAATATCTACACAGATAGCTGAATTGCAAAAACAAAAACGTAAATTAAAATCATCAACACCTACTCCAGCAACCACTATGGCTTCAACAGCGCCATCACAACAAACGGGTGATGATATTACATTCAATAGTCTAACACGAGAACAACAAGATGCTTTATTAGCCGAACAACGAACACAAGAAGGATTTAAACCGGGAACAGTTTCTTACGATTTAAATAATCCAGGAAATATATTGTATAGTGATAAAGCTAGACAATTTGGCGGTGTTCCAGATACCACAGGTCGTGGTGTTGGTGATGTTAAGGGTAAATTTGCAAGATTCCCAACTCTCGAAGCTGGACTTGAAGCTCAAAGGGATTTATGGTCAAGAAAATATGGGGACATACCATTATCTGAAGCTATTGCCACTTGGACAGGTTCAAATAATAATTATGCTTCACAAATATACGCAGCTATAAACAAACCAATGCCCGCTGGCGGAAACACAACAATGGTAGCATCTAACAATAATACCGGCAGTTCGGTTAATCAACAGTCTTCATTTATGGCTGATGCTAAAGTATTTAACCCCACATCTATGATGCAAACTGGATTAGCAGATATCGCTAGTCTAATGTCTGCGTTAGGTCAAAACATAAGTGGACTACAATCTTCATCTGGCGCTAACCCACAATTAGCCTCCGCTAATCCATTCGACACCGAACTAGCTAAATTCTTAACTAATAATTACGTTTCATAAAATAAAAAACCCCGCCGAAGCGGGGTTTAGCTACTGCGTGGGTAATATTATTCTTGGTCAGCTAAAGATTTAAAATAATCTAAATCATAATCACCGTCAGAAGTAATCTTTGCATCGATATCGGTTAATGCTGTGTCATTAAACTTGTTAAGAACAACATCTTCTGCTTTAGTCTTTGGTGCTACTTCACCTTCAAAACCTAAAACTTTATCTAATCGAGCCTTTAATACTTCATATGGTTTGAAGTGTTTTGGATCCAAGAATTCTTTTAGTGAATGTTCTTGTTTCCATAACGTTTCAAGTTTAGCATCATCACCGTCAAGTAATGCTGATTTTTCAGAAAACTCTGACTTATCATAATTACGGTAACCTTCGACATTACGAATCTTCAATTTAAAGTTTGCACCTTCCCATAAATCGAATGGGTTAACTGGAGTTTCGTCTGCGAATTCTGGATTCATCGCTTCAGTAATCTTATCGAAAATCTTTTTACCAAATTTGTAAATTCGAATTTGGCCTTCATTTTCAGGATTGCTTGGGTCAGAAACCACATACACATTCGCTACATAATTCAATCTACGTTTTTGTTTACGAGCGATTTCTTTATTAGCTTCAATGCCAGAATTCCATAATGTAGAATTATACTCTGAAACTGGATCTTTTTGGTTTAATGTAGTGAGAGAGTTCTCAATATACCAACCGCCCGGTCCTTGGAAACCATGTGAGAATACTCGAACCCATGGTAATGCGTCTTCACCATCTACTGAAGGTGCTGGTAGAAAACGGATAATAGCCATGCCATTACCTGCTTTATCTACTGTTGGTTGCCATAAGCGGGAATCTTCTCGTGAACCGGATTCGGTTGAAGTTGATTGAGTTGTTGCTTCAATTGCCTTAGTTAGTTTTTCTAAGCTAGAGCGATTGCGTTTTAATGAATCAAAATTACTCATTGTATTGCCTTTCGTATGTTAAGTATGTTAAAGTATAATTATATCTTGTTTTGTCCACAAACTACCATCATATATTGTTATTTAGTAAACTTCTCAAAACTGTTAGTGTATCTTCCAAGTTTTTATGAAGTATACCAATACCACCAGCGGCATTGAATGATTCAATTACATCATCTGTATCATCAATCAATACAACTTCTTTACTAGCGAAGTCTTTTTTAAACTTACGGCCAGCAACAACATTTACGGGATAATGTATGTCGTGTTCAACACACCATTTAATCTTTTGAGTTGTAACATCATCATGGTATTTTTCACCACCAGATGATGTGAGTATCTCAATAGGAATGTTTTTATCTTCTATAAATGCTATTAATTCTTGAGCACCAGGAAACCATTCTAGTTTTTCAAAGTTATTACCTTCGACTAGTTTTTTCCAATTGCTACCAAATTCTTTATCTTCACGGAATCCTTTAGGCGAAACCCCAAACAATTCGAAATATCTTTTTTCGAAATTGGTAAGAACCCCATCCATATCTAAATATATTTTACTAATCATAATACCTTCTTTAATATGAGCTTGTATCTTACACTATCTTGAGGTAAGAATGAGGCAATCTTCATCATTTTTAAGCGATAATTAGGCCAACGGATAGTGTCCTGTATCTTTTTGGACCAGTTTGGAACGAACCCAATGACGTTATTAAGTAACACTAGGGTCTGAATACTAACCTCTTTCCGAAGTGCCTTGGT